TCCGGATCTAAGAAGTTGTTGGTAATTAGATCTTCAATAGTTGATTGGCTTGATGAAGTGCCTGCTGTGTTCCAGCGAGCATCAGCAAACAACACACCTTCTTCTGTGGTTTGATCTGTCTTGTCAACCAATTCCCAACGCAGTGTAGCATCACCGATGTCGGTTAAATTACTGTTGTATCTGTATATGGTTGGGAAGTTTTCTAGATCAGCTGTGCTGATCCATAGATCACCTGATACAGTAACACCTGCTACATATGGATTGCTGGCAGCTACAACAGGTAAGTAACCTGTTCTTAGAGTCGCTGTTGCAGCTTCATAATAAGGTGCTGTTGCATGTCTATAACCCACAAATGTGTTGCCATTGTGAACCATGATATCAACATCAGCAAAGTTAGGATTGTACCATAATTGTTGATCTGCTGCTTCATTTAATGGAGCATCTGGACTGGCTGAGAATCTTGGATCAGATGCTGCGAGTGGCTGATAACCTGATGCCAAATATGAATCAGTAGCACCTGTAGCAAGATCTTCGGCACCTGTTGCACCACTGCCCAATGATATGTTATAGAAGTTTTCTGTACCAGCTCTGGTCTTGATGTTGTATGGTGTGAATAAAGTCGACAATGGTGTTCCAGTGCCGTCTGTTAATCTAAAGTCGCCACCGTCATTGTGTGTGATAACCAATCTGCTTTGAGTCGCTGTAACAGCTACCACAGAAGCTTCAATGTTTACAAACCCAGCTGCGTTGATAGCTGCTGCAAGTTTATCTGCGTCTGTGTTGTCACCAGTTGGTGCATTGCTGGTAGCAGTACTTAGAGTAATTGTCTTAGCTGCGTCTAGGGCCAACTGACCTACTATGCTTTCGGCAAGTGTAAACACTCTTGTAGAAGCAGCAGTAAATGTACCGCTCTTGATAATATTGCTGGTTACGCTGGTGCCTTGTCCTGCGGCCACATGTCTATACCATACACGGAATTCAGCTGTTGCTGGTGTAGCGTCAAATCCACTGTGTTCCTGTGCATTGCTCTGCACAAACACAGTCTCTGCGCCAATGTTAGCACCGCCTCCGCTGCGATCTAGATTATAAAGTGCAGCATTGGTAGATGCATAGATAGGAGCTTCTGATGCTACCCATGATGATGTAGCTGAACTCCACTGTTTGGCTCTCCAACGAGCTCCTCGATTAGGTTCAGTGGTTTTAATCCATACAGAACCCGAAGCATACCCTTCCACTGTGGTAGTGTTGTCGCTGCGTTTGAAAGTAGGTATATCTGTATGAGGTGTTTGTTGCAGCGCAGGGCTGATGTATTCGCCTTTGCTAATTCCGATTGTACCCCAAGCAGCTGTGCCGTTGTCTAGAAATATTCTGCCATCTGCACCAGTAGAGTCGCCTGGCGCACCGTCTGCTGCGGATCTACCGTCTGAATAAATGTACAATTTATTGGACAATACTCTGGCTGTGACACCTGTGATTGCTGCTGCGTTAATGTTTGTAGCAATTGTAGCCAACGATCCAGAGGCAATCGACGTACTGTTTACAAACAATGTACCCGACATTGTGCCTACATATGTGTTACTTACTGCTACTGGCCAACTGGCCTTCCATGCATTAGATCCAAGCAGTACCCACTCGCCTGCGTCTACTTGTGTTCCGCCACCTGCGACTAGACCGTTACCAGCAGACTTGTAATACATTCTTGCAAGATCTTCTGCGGTACCGTAGGAAGTGTCACCTTCAACAGTTTGGAATACCACTGCGTAGTCGCCAATTTGTCCCACTGACGCCTTAGGAGCATTGTTTTCAATTTTGGAAGGAAAGTCTGCATCGGTGAGCACAGTAGGTATTTTGTTTGTGAATTTCTGTCCACCTGTGGTAGTAGCTGCTGCACTGTTCCACTCTTGGATACCCCAAGTTGTGGCCTGTGTGTCAATCCACCATTTGCCATTAGTTGGACTAGCTCCCGGGGCATCTACTTCTGGTGTAAGTTCGTCTAAGTCTACATCAGCACGAACAATAAATGCTGCGTTGCTGACCCCTAGTAAACTGTAGGCTGCTAATAGACCATATTCATTGCGCTCTGAGCCATGGATTGGAGTTGAACTCGCTGTCTGCTCAAAGAACGGAATACCAAACAGATCTGTAAGATCTCTCTGGCTGGTAACTTTAAATGCTTTGCCGGCATTTGCTTTGGTTGTTGCTGAAGCTGTGTTTGTACCAGCCCCGTTTGTTTTATCTTGGGCCGTAGCTACGACAATAAGAGGGACTGTACCAGGTTCTGCTGGTGTATAAAAACTCTCGTCGATTACCGTAACTTGTACGCCTGGTGATGTAAGTGCCATATCGCCTATTCTCCTGGTAATAGTTGCTCATAATATTTAGCATACTATTCCAAAAACAGCGAGTTAAGCACATAACAAAAGGGGTCAAAAAGGGTAAATATCAGATGCGACCACTCTGCAAGGCCTGCGCACAGCGCCCTAGAGCCATTAACTACTACAAAGACACTCGTGCCTACTACAGAACACTGTGTGAAATCTGTTTAGCACACGGTGCAGGTGCGCATGTTCCTCGCTGGCAACGTGCAGGTTACAAGCCTAAGCCTATGTGTGAAAAATGCGGTTATCGATCTCAACACGCAGAGGTATTTCGAGTGTTCCACATAGATGA